GTTGCTCCTTGGAATCCTGTAGCACCTTGGAATCCTTGAGAACCTGTGGCTCCTTGAAATCCTTGACTTCCTGTAGCACCTTGAAATCCTGTTACTCCTTGAGCTCCTGTGGTTCCAGTTCCTGTTGCTCCAGTTCCTGTTGCGCCTTGAAACCCTGTAGAACCTTGAAAACCTGTTGCTCCTTGAACTCCTTGGGGTCCTCCACTTGGCCCTGTTGCTCCTTGAAAACCTTGACTACCTGCTGCACCTGTAGTACCTATTATGGACCTTCCAGTAGCGCCTTGAGGACCTTGAGGACCACTGGAAGTTGGTATATTACAACATTTTCTTGAACCTAAGTATTGACTATAGCTTAGCGACATTTACTCTAAAATAATAAGATACTTTATTTTATTATTTTATTATTTTATTATTTTATTATTTTATTATTTTATTATTTTATTATTTTATTATTTTATTATTTTATTTAATTTATTATTTTATTATTTTATTATTTTATTTAATTTATTATTGTATTACAATAATATTTTTATTAATTTTAGTTTATTATAATATTATATTTGGCATACTGTAAATATTATAATAAACCAAAATAAATATTGTTATCATTATATAACACTATTTAAATATTTTACTATTTATGAACTTGGTAATGCTGCCAAACATAATTTTATCTCACCAAGACTGGCAACATTGTATTTAACAACAAGCGGCAAATCGTTTTCCAAGTAGACTTCAATTTGAGAACAAAGATTGGTACATTTAATAAAATATCCAAGATTCTTTAGAGAGAATTCTCCTTGAATAATTTTAGAAGAATCTTGCTTCAAAACAAATCCCATGCTTCCATCTGATTCAGCACGATGAATTTCAGCAGAAGCAAATTGTCCAGAACATTTAAATATAAGCTCATTTCCAACAGATTTGATTTCCAATTTATCTGAAATACATGACAAATCGCGAATGATTTTCTGAAAATCGGCAGAAGGTAAATTAATAATAGAGGAGAATGTCACATCAGGATACTCAAGCTCCTCAGGCTCAGGTTCAATTAGTCGCAATTTCTGTGTTTTACATTGTTTAATTTCTCCATTTTCAAATTTTAGCGCCAAATGCGAAACAATACCATCCACATAATCATTATTCTCAATATAAATAGTCAATGTATCATCATTATCAATAGAATTAATCAATTTAAACAAATGAAACATATTTACCCCGATAATAATTTTCTCTTTTTTACATTCATAAAATTCAAAATTTTGCGCTGCCAAATAAAGATGGGCCAAAATAGTATGCGATTTATCCATATTAATAATGCGAATTCCATCGGGTTCAAAAGTAATATTGGTTTCCAATAAAATATCTTTTAGAGCAGTCATTAAAGTTCGAAATGGAGCAATTTGTACAGTTTTAATAGTTAAAACATTTCCATCGGTAATACAATGCGTTTGATTTTTAGATTTATCAGTAAAAGTAGACATTATACTAGTTTTTAATTTAAATCTTTAAATACTTATGGATTTAAATTAATTTAGAAATAAATAAAAATAATTAAAATAGCAAAAAATAAAAAATATAAAAATAATTTTAGCCAAAATAAATTTATACTATAGATTACCAATTAATCCTTGTATTTCCTTATCAATATTATTCATAATATTTTCAAGGGACAATACATTATTTTCAGACATTTTATCATTTATTAAAAAATGAATCAAATCTAAAATAATCTTAACCTTTTCTTTTGTCCAATGTGTATTAAGTTTTTCAATTAATTCAGGAATGTATAAGCTAGTCATACCATCTTTACAAAACATACTTTCGTTATGAATTTGGTCTAGATAATTGGCTATAAGAATTGTATAATAATTTAAACATAAACAAATCATAGAACTGTTTTTATATGTCTCTTTTAGCCTATCAATACCTGATTGCGCACATTCAAACAGACTTTTGATTCTTGGGGCGCTTTGAATAAACTCTTTTTTTAAAAATTGTTGACACGCAACATGTATTGGATTATATAAATATTGTAAATCCGTTTTATTACTATTAAAAAAATAACGTGTTACTGCTTGAAACATTCCTGGTTCATGAAAATAGACAATATTATTTTGAATTAATAATTTTGTTCCAACAGGCTTATTACTAATAATGGCTAATTTAATTATAACGGAAAGAGGGTCTAATATAAATAATTTAATATTCTTATTGTTATTATTGTCTGGTAATGAGTCCATTAATATATTCATTACAATTATAAGTAATTTATATTTATATTACTTATGTTTGATTTATTTTTATCTAATTATTTTAAATATAATATTTTTAAAACTTATTTAAAGAGAATTTATTATAGATTTTAATGTCTGAAAATAATAGTGATGATAATAATCTAAAGTCAAATTGTTTCAAAACGATAAATGAATTATTTGAAAAATATCAAGACAATGATTATATGCTACAACGAATTCATAGTCATATTGTAAATTATTTGCCAAATACACTAACTCATGAGTGTAAAAATAATGAAGACCGTATAACACGTAACAATTATTTATCAAATGAGCAACAAATATTTATTCAAGTTTTTCTAAGTAAAAACCAATATTTTTATTTACCAAATAACAATTTTTTTTATGAATATAATGGTACAACTTTTTTAATTGTTAAAGAAGACGATATTATTCATAAATTGTTGTCAAGTATTTCCAAAGAGAGAAAACTGTTACAATGGAAACATAAAACCAAATTAAATATTATTAAACAAATTAGAGAGCGTTCTTTGTTTACTTGTATTCCAGAAACAGACACCATTCAAAATATATTAAATGTTTTATATCCATCTGTTTTTACAAGCAAGAATAGTGCTAAATATTTTTTGACGATTATTGGAGACAATATATTAAAAAAGAATCAAAACCTAATATTTTTGGTTAGCCAACAAATGAAAAAAATATTAACTGAATTGGATAATATTGCGTTTGGTTCTATTGGTGTCAGCAATGCTACACATAATTTTATGACAAAGTACCATGAAAACCATTCTTATGAAAACTGTCGTCTAATTAAAATGAATGAGAGTTTTTCCAATGATGTTTGGAGAGAAATTTTGAAAAAGATTGGTCTAGATTTACTTTGTGTCGCTGTTCATTATTCTAAACGATATGAAGGTTCTGATAATTTTATTGAAAACAAATCAGATGAAGAATTAATTAATTATGCGTATTATCTTAAGAATTCCAATCCTGGTACAATTGTTACAGAATTTTGTGGTAAATATATAATTGGAGGCTCTAATGATGTTCAAATTGAATGGAAAAATCTACATTTTCTTTGGAAACAATTTCTCTCTTCATCTAACTTACCAAACATTATTTATTCCAATTCGTTGAAGAATATATTCAAAGACCTATACAATTACAATGACCAATTAGATTCCTTTATTGGAATAACAAGTAAGTATTTGCCTATTCAAAGTGATTTTATTAAGTTTTGGGAAGGAACTATTTCTAATTATAATTATGTACAACCAAATGACTTTAGTCATGAATTAGAAATAGATGAAATATGTTCTCTCTTTAAGGTTTGGTCAAAAACAACTACAACTTCATTATTTAGTAATGGAAACATTTCAGAAGAAAATGTGTTAAAAATTTTGAAACACTTTTTCCCTGATATAGAAATCATAGAGGATAAATATGTACTAAATGTTAGCTGTATTTTATGGGATAAAAATATTGAAATATGTCAATCATTTGATTATATTAAATTACAAATTAAAAATGAACACACATTGGCTCTCATTTCATTTGATGATGCGTATAATTATTATTATAAGTATTGTAATGTTCATTCGCATAAATCAATTGTAAGCAAACGATATTTTGAGAAATATTTGTATTTTAAATTAGCAGATTATATTGTTTATGAGAAATTTATTGAAACAAATTGGATACAAGACATTTAATTGATTTAATTAAAAAAAATAAGAAATAAATTATAATGTTATTATTAACAATATAATTTTTATAAAATTATAATACTTTAAGCCGCATTTCCAGCAACAAATTGAAGGTCAACACCGCTTGTTCCTACACCAGCACCATCATAACTAGAAGGGCTTAAAGCAGACATACCTCCACGCATTTTGCGGCTGCCCTTGCGTCCACGCTTCTTTCTCATGGACTTTCCATTCTTAATGAAACCAAAGTGACCTTTCTTGGTCAAAAATCCAGCCTTAACTAGGCGTTTCTCTCTTTTGGCGGTATGATGTTTAGCCTTTGAAACAATACGACCTGCTTTATTTTGCATCAAATCACTCTTGGTAAGACCACCAGTTGTTTTGTAGGCAGTACTATGCCATACTTGAGCACGCGTTCCAATTAACGCTTCATATGTCTTTCCGCTTACGGAATATTTTCCAGTTGACGTTCTTGAATATTTTGTCATTATAAATTTAAGAGAGAAAAAAATAAAAATATAATAAATTTGGAAACGCGTTTAAAATGTATTTTTTGGCGGCATTCCACTTCCTCCAGGCATCCCTTGAAGATTTCCTAGATAATTTAATTCTAATGGTTGTCCTAAATAAAAATTACCATATTGTGTCGACCCTCCTAAACTTGTTTGAACTAACTGAGAAACTCGCATTTTATTTGGAATTCTATATGATACTGAATCTGAACCAGGTAAAAATTTATTTATTTTATCTGGAATACATACACAATTTAATGGCTCAGCACCTGGATATCGGGCATTAAACTCTGCTACATATTGTATCATTCGCGAAGAATTTGAACTATTACCTGGTGTAAATTTTCTTCTTGACATTTATATTATTTATATTATTTAAATATATTTATTTTGATTTATTTTTGATTTATTTTTGATTTATTTTTGATTTATTTTTAAATAAAATTGAAATTATTTAAAAAGGAAATAAGGAATAATATAAGTATACAGAATGAACGCTACCGACGTAAATCTCGCTAACAAATATCAACAGAAGACTGATAAACAGCATATTCTGGATAATCCAGATACATATATCGGTTCTGTTGAAAAAATAGAATCTGAGCAATGGATTCTAAATGAAGCAGGTGATAAAATTATAGAGAAACATATTGAATACATACCAGGATTATTTAAATTATTTGATGAGGGTATTGTTAATTGTCGCGACCATGTTGTTCGAATGCAGCAAGCAATGTCTGGTATAAATAAAGAAAATTGTATTCCTGTTACAAATATTGATATTACTATTGAAGATGATGGTACTATTATTATGTACAATGATGGAAATGGTATTGATGTAGCAGAGCATCCTGAGCATAAGATTTGGATTCCTGAGCTAATATTTGGACATCTTAGAACATCCACTAATTATGATAAATCGGAAAAAAAAATCGTAGGTGGTAAAAATGGTTTCGGTTTCAAGCTTGTGCTAATATGGTCTACATATGGCTCTGTTGAAACTATAGACCATATTCGCGGTCTTAAATATAGACAAGAATTCAAAAACAATTTGGATGAAATCTGTAAACCATCTATTACAAAGTGTAAGAACAAGCCATATACTAAAATTACATTTAAGCCAGATTATTCACGTCTAGGAATTCCTGGATTAACTCCTGATATAATTTCACTTTTGAAAAAGCGTGTTTATGATGTTGCAGCGGTTACAGATAAAAATTTAAAAGTAAGATATAATTCTGGTTTAGTTCCTATTAAAAATTTCCAACAATATATTGATTTATATATCGGTGATAAATCTCTTGCGCCACGTGTTTATGAAGATAGCGGTCCTGAAGGAAGATGGGAATACGCAGTTGCATTAACTCCTACAAATGAGTTTTCACAAATATCATTTGTTAATGGAATTCATACTGCTAAAGGTGGTAAGCATGTGGAATATATTTTGAATCAAATCACACGCAAAATTTGCGATTTAATTGAAAAGAAAAAGAAGGTAAAAGTAAATCCAAATAGCATTAAAGAGCAATTGATTTTGTTTTTGAGATGTGACATTGAAAATCCTGCGTTTGATAGTCAAACAAAAGATTATATGAACACACCTTCATCTAAATTTGGCTCTAGATGTGATGTAAGTGATAAATTTATTGAAAAGGTTGCGAAAATGGGTGTCATGGAAGCGGCACTCCAATTAACCGAAGTAAAAGAAAACAAGGCTGCTAAGAAAACCGACGGTATTAAGAGCAAAAGTATTCGCGGGATTCCTAAATTAACTGACGCAAATTGGGCTGGCACTGAAAAATCAAGAGATTGTGTCATTATATTTTGCGAAGGTGATTCAGCAAAGGCAGGAATTATTTCTGGATTATCATCTGAAGACCGTAATATTATTGGTGTTTATCCTATGAAAGGTAAGATTCTTAATGTACGAGGCGAACCTATTAAAAAGATTTCCGAAAATAAAGAAATTGCGGAGATTAAAAAGATATTAGGTTTGGAAACTGGCAAAAAATATAGTACAATAGAATCTGTTTATCAAAGCTTAAGATATGGTAAGGTTTTGTTTATGACGGACCAAGATTTAGATGGTAGTCATATTAAAGGTCTTGGTATTAATCTATTCCAATCTGAATGGCCTACTCTTGCTGAAATTCCTGGATTTATTGGTTTTATGAATACTCCAATCTTGAAGGCAAAGAAAGGCGCTACCGAATTAAATTTCTATAATGACGGTGAATATGAAGAATGGAAAAAGGAAAATGATATTAAAGGATGGAAGATTAAATATTATAAAGGTTTAGGTACTAGTACAGGTAAGGAATTCAAAGAATATTTTGAAAATAAAAAAATGGTTGGTTTTGTATCTACAGAAAAAAGCAATGATTCTATTGATATGGTTTTTAATAAGAAAAGAGCAGATGATAGAAAGGACTGGTTAAAGTTTTACAATAGAGAAGCCTACTTGGATACTAAACAATCATCTGTTTCATATGAAGATTTTATTGATAAAGAATTAATTCACTTTTCAAAATATGATTGTGACCGTAGTATTCCTAACTTGATGGATGGTCTTAAAATATCATTGCGCAAAATATTATTCTCTGCTTTTAAGAAAAATTTGACAACAGAAATTAAAGTAGCTCAATTTAGTGGTTATGTTTCAGAGCATTCTGGTTATCATCATGGAGAGGCTAGTTTAAATGCTGCGATTGTTGGAATGGCGCAAAACTTTGTAGGTTCTAATAATATTAACTTGTTTATGCCAAACGGTCAATTCGGCACGAGACTTCAAGGTGGTAAAGATAGTGCTTCTGAAAGATATATATTTACACAGCTTAATAAATTGACTAGAACACTATTTCCATCTTGTGACGATAATGTATTAACATATTTGAATGACGATGGACTATTAGTTGAGCCAATATATTATGCTCCTATTATTCCAATGGTTCTTATAAATGGTTCAAAGGGTATTGGTACTGGTTTTAGCACTGATATTATGTGTTATAACCCTATTCAAATTATCCAATATTTAAAAAATAAATTAGCTTTAGGAGATGATATATTTGAATTCATCCCTTATTATGATGGATTTAAAGGTTTAATATCAAAAATTAGTGATGAAAAATTCTTAATTAAAGGTGTATATGAAAAAGTTGGTCTAGATAAAATTAGAGTTACTGAATTGCCAGTTGGTTATTGGACTGAAGATTTCAAAGAATTATTAGAAAATTTGATTGAGCCTGGACAAGACAAAGAAGGCAAAAAGATAACTCCTATTGTTAAGGACTATGATGATATGAGTAAAGATACAAATGTTGATTTTACTATTACATTCGCAAAAGGTAAGTTGGAAGAATTGGAAGCCAATAAGGGTGACTACGGATGTAACGGTCTTGAAAAATTATTAAAATTATATTCTACAAATAGTACTACTAATATGCATTTGTTTGATGCGGATGATACACTTCAAAAATATGAAAAAATATCTGATATAATTGATGCTTATTATGAAGTAAGATTAAAGTTATATCAGACTAGAAAAAATTATATGATAGATGCGATTGAGAGAGAACTTGTATTATTATCTAATAAAGCAAAATACATTAAAGAAAATTTGGATGGAACTATTGATTTGAGAAAAAAGAAGAAGGAACAAGTATTTGAAATGCTACAAGCAAAGGGATACGATATTATTGATGAAGATAGCGAATATAAATATTTAACTAAAATGCCAATGGATTCAGTTACAGAAGAAAACGTTGAAAAATTATTAAACGATAAAGGTAACAAAGAACAAGAACTATCAATCATTAAAAATACAACTATAAATCAAATGTGGAATTCCGAATTGGACCATTTATTGGAGCAATATTTAGAGTACAAAGAAAGCAGACAAAGACTTATGGATGGTGAAGATTCAAAAACTACTAAAAAGAAAGTTGTAACAAAAGGAGCTGTTGTTAAGAAGGCTACTAAAAAACTGATGGTTGAAGAAGTTTAAACCAATAAAATGTTTATAAATTTGTTTATATTTTGATTTAAAGAGAGAAACTAAAATAATTAAAAATTTAAATTTATATTTAACTCCATTTTTTCTAAAAATGGACTAATCCTTAATATTATTATCCAAAATTTGTTTTATTTTATTTTCATCATAATATTCTTGACATTCAATAAATTCAAATATTTTTTTCATATTTTCCTTATCAAACATTTTTTCAAAGGTTGTAAAATAACACCATGATTGATTTTGATTATAAAAATAGTACAATTCATTATTCAATTTGTTTAAATAATGTATGGAATTCTTATCTTTTTTTAACCAATTACTTTGCGATTGTGCTTGTATATTTGCTCTCACTTGTATAATAACTTTTGTTTGAGGGAATAGCTCCTTGAATTCTTTTATATAGTTTATATTGCCATTATCATATCTGATTTCTTTAAATCCCCATACATTGGTTGTTTCGGAATTTTTAAATAAAGTTGCTATCAATATTTTTATCATGCTTACTGTTTGTTGAAAATTATAAGAATTATACCATGATGGTTTCACATTTTTTGAAATAATGTCTTCATAACTTGCTGGTCTAAGGTGTCCTGGTACATATTCAAATGTAGTAGTTTTTATTCTTTTATAAAATTCTAAAAGGCTATTAATTGCACCAAAGTTCTCTCCACAAATATTACTATTTGGAATAATATTAACTATTCTTTGTAATGTAGTTGACCCTGACCGACCTGTCGCACATATTAATATAATCTTATCCATTATAATAAAAATTTATAATTCTTATTATACTTTAACGCTTATTATAAATCATATTTTTTAAGTTTATTAATTTCAATTAAAATTAAAAAAAAAATTGAAATGCTTTTTTAAAATAAATAGAATGTATAATTACAAACCAGTTAAGATTTCAAATCGTTTATCAAGCAATTTATTAAAATGTATTCTAATGAAGAATATTGCATTTATGTCCCCCGGATGTCCAAGACTATGACAGAAGAAATGGTAAGAATGGAAATGTATAACGACGTTGGTCGTGTATCTCGTGTAGATTTTATTCCTATAGGTTTCAAGCCCGGATTCGATGAGTTCCACGACCCATTATTCAAGAGCGCATTCATTCATTTTGATTATTTATATCCTAATGAATTTTCGAATGAGATTTTAAGACTATTGGAAAGTGGTGACCAATATAAATATATGGCTGACTGCTCTCAGGAGTATTGGTATATGTGGAAAGCTCATAAGCCTGTTCAGGAGACGATGCTTAACAATCATCAGATTATGGAATGCGGACGCTGGCTACAGAGACAAGTGGAACAACAAGCAAGCTTACAATTGGCACAAATTGAGCAGATGGCAAAACTAATAGAGAGACAAGCAAGAAAAATAGATGAACAGGAAAATCGAATGGCATCATTGGAGGAAAGCATACAAAACATGCTAACATTTGGCAACTGTACTAATGTATTTGACATTGAGTATTCGCCAATACAATTAAAAAGAGATTATTATGATGAAATCTGCTCTGTAAGCTCACAGAAAACAAATGAAGCGGATATAGTAGATATAGATGGAGATGGTGATGAAGAATCCGATGACAGCACGACTTCAAGAGAGGAGAGAATGAAAATCAGCGCAGAGCTTTGCGGAAATAACTAAATATATTTTAGAAAATATAAAAATAGTATTGTAGTATTGTAGTATTGTAGTATTGTAGTGTTATGATGTTTTGTTAAATTAATTAAGAAGAATCCTTTTTTTATTTAATCTTTAGAACCATGTCTTAAATTCAAGTTCTCTATCTGTATTATCTGCCATAATAGGATGAGCAATTGGCACGACTAAAGTACTGGCATCATCTAGATATTTCATATAACCTTGCGCTTCACTATAAACTTGTTGAATACAATAATTTAATACAATTTTATTTAATTCAACAATTTGTTCAGTAATATTATTTGGCTGATTGGCAGCATGTTGTAAATATACACTGCGCATAATAATTTTAAGAGAATCACAATCTTGAGGACCAATTACATATTGACCATTAGACCTATGATAAATTCCCGCTCGTATTCCATTTTGTAATATTTGAATGTTTTGTTGAGAGAAAAATACTTGAGATAAATCTGTATCTGTCCACAAACCTTCAGTTGGATTCCTAAATGTTACACATTGATTAGCTGGTATCTTATCATACATTTCAAATAAAGTCGAAGTATTAGGGCTTTTAATATCTACTCGTCCATTATTAACTTTGTTCATTTATATTACACTTATAGAAAAAATTATATATATTTATTTTATATACAAATGGAAGGATTTCAAAAAATTGTTTTAATTACAGCAATAGTTATTTTAATTATTGCTTTAGTAGTTATTGGTATTGCTCTTTCAAAAGGTTTAAGTAATGAAGAATGGCCACCATTGCTTTCAGCTTGTCCTGATTATTGGAAAATAGATGGTTCCGGTAATATGACTACTTGTACAAATATTAAAGATTTAGGAACTTGTCCTCCTAAGTCTGGACAACAACACTTGGTTATGAATTTTAATACTGGTCCATTTACAGGTGACAGTGGAACATGTAATAAATATACTTGGGCAAAAAAATGTGATGTAACATGGGATGGAATAACATATGGAGTAGAAAACCCATGTAATTCATAATTAATAACTAATAATAATAAATATATTATTTATATAATAATGAATAATATATTTGATTTAATTAATAAGTTGCCACATGATATTGTACATTATGAAATAAAACAATTTATACCTAAAAAAGTATTTGTTTTTACTAATAAAAAAAATTATATATTATATCATCAATTAATTAAGCAAGATATTATTAATTATGAAAATTATATTCGTGATACTATTCGTCGTGACAATTATTTTGTTTTTGAAAGAATAGTAAGAGAGAACTATAAAAAATGGTTTGAATTTAAAAAATATATGTATAAAAATATTATTTTTAAAAATTATGCTTGCTTTGCTATCAATTATTGTATTGAAAATGAATCAACTAATTGTAGAAAAATTATGAATTACTTTTTTGAAGAACTTGGATTAGATAAAAATCAACATAAAAAGAATTTTGTTAAATATATAAAATGGAAGAATTAAACATAAATAGTATTTTGAATAGAGACGATAAAGCCAATGTTATTAAAGAAATATTAAAATCTTTTGAGCAAAATAAAAACAATATGCTATTTAAAAAAGGAATATATGTTTATGGTGACCCTGGTACTGGAAAAACTACATTTGTTACTAATATTTTAAAAGAATTAAATTATGATATTATACATTATGATGCTGGTGATATTAGAAATACATCAGTTATTGAAGACATAACAAAGCATAATATGTCTGATAAAAACATTATGAGTTTATTTAATAAACAAGTTAAAAAAATTGCCATTATAATGGATGAAATTGATGGCATGAATAATGGTGACAAAGGCGGGATTAATACATTAATTAAGCTTATTAGACCAAAAAAAACAAAAAAACAAAAATTAGAAGAAATCACAATGAATCCTATTATTTGTGTTGGTAATTATCGTGTTGATAAAAAAATTAAAGAATTAATGAAAGTATGTAATACAGTTGAATTAAAACCTGTTACCATTTCACAAGTAAATCAAATTGTACAACCTTTATTTTCTAATACAAGTACAATTATAAAAAACAAAATCGCTAATTTTATTCAAGGTGATTTAAGAAAACTTAAAAGTATTTATACTATTTATAAAAATAATCCTGATTTTTTAAACAATGAAATAATAGAAAATATTTTCCAAATCAAATCATATAATGATGATACAAAAAAAATAACAAATAAGCTTATTAATAATTACTACAGTATAAACGAACACATTAATATTATGAATGAAACAGATAGAACTAGTGTTGGTTTGCTATGGCATGAAAATATTATTGATGTAATTGATAAATACGATAAAAAACAATCAATTCCGTTTTACATTAATCAACTTGATAATGTATGTTTTGCAGATTATATTGATAGAATTACGTTTCAAAAACAAATATGGCAATTTAATGAAATGAGCTCGCTAATTAAAACTTTTAAAAATAATAAATTATATCATGATAGTTTTAATAAAAAACAAAAACAAAATCTTACTGAAATAAGATTTACTAAAGTATTAACAAAATATTCTACTGAATATAATAATTCTTTGTTTATTCAAAAATTATGTCAAAAGCTTGGTATGGATAAAAAGGATATATTTGGATACTTTATTAATTTAAAAAATAAATATAATGATAATGAAATTTTTGCTTTATTTGAAAATTATGAAATAACCAAACTAGATATTAACCGAATTTATAGATATTTAGAAAAATATACAAAGGAAAATGCGACAGGTACTGTTGAAAAGGAAATTGAATGTGAAGATGATGAAGAAATTATAGATGAAGAATAAGTATTTAATTTTATTAATTATTAATTAAAAATTTAATAATTAATTGAATATGATAATAGTTGTTTTATAAAATTATTATTTATTATTTATTATTTATTATTATTTTATTCACTATTATTTGATTTTGGTTTTTTACCATGTTTTAAAAAATAATTTCTTTTTTCCTCCCAACTATTAATAACACTGTCATCCAACTCAATATTTAAATGAGCCATATAATGATGTGGAGAAAGATAAAAAAGGGTACTGCTACCATTCTTACTAGTACACTCACCAGTTGCTAAAGCAACCTTAAAAAACATATCTTCATCACTACTTCCAACTTGATAATTATAATATTCGCCTGTATCAGCATCTCTTATTCTTGAACCAATATGTCCACTAGTATATACATCAATCGTCGTATTAATAATTTTACCATCACTAGCACGAGGTACTCTTCTATAAATTTTATTATACCCACGGTCTATTTTTTTTAAAGATAACATTGCTTTTTCAATATCCTTTGCTTCATCAAGCATATTATTAATAACCTCTCTATCGTTTGGGAACTCCTCAATATTCATTTTATAATATAATATTAATTAATATCTTTTTAAGTATATTTTTATTTATATTTTTGATATTAATTTTGTTGTGCTCCACAATTTCTTTTAAATTGTATTTGTTCTATTATTAGTTGTTTTATCTTTTCCTCTAAATAATTTACTTTGGCTTTTAATTGATTGTTTTCAGTTGACAACTCTTGAACTATATACGTTAATTGGTCTATTTTATTTTGCGCCATTTGCGGATTTGTATTTGTTAATTTATTTATAAAATCCTGGTAATCTTGTTGTTGCTTTGCATGTTCCTGAATCATCTTCTCTCTTGTTTCTTTTATTTCTGTTATTTGTTTTGCTACGTCTGGTTTATTTTCAGGTGAACCTGCTTTGTAACCATCTAATAATTTATCTATATCTTCCATAAAAAACTGATAAACATCTGCTTCTTTTACAATATCTCTTGGTAAAATAGTTGTCTCGTGAACATAAGGGTTTGGTAATTGTTTCAACAAATCCTTTTTATCAAATGAATTATGATTATGAGAGAAAACCAAAATTGATTTCATAGGGTCTAATTGAACAAACGGTATCTTATAATCCTTTAAAAAAATTCTTTCTTCGGCAACAGTTGCGTTTTCATCAAACTTTGTTTCATTTAATAATTCTCTTCTAAATGCAAAGGTTGCTGCTGTTGCATGTGAAGCTCCATAAGGACCAAATTGATACATTTTGTTTATGTGCTTAAAATACATAAACATAGTACTTGAACCAGCACATAATGCCTTCGGATTTGTTCTAAGCATTAATATGGCATGACTAACTCTATCTGGAGGATAATAATCATCGTCATCCATATAAATAATAATATCACCTTTTGCTTTTTCATTAGTGATATTTCTTTTTTTTCCGAGTGACATTTTTTCTTCATATTTAAAATATTTCACTTGAGGAATATGTGATACCAAATCTTCAATTTTATCTGTTCCATCATCTACAATAATCCATTCCATTTTATCCTTTGGATAGTTTTGATTTTCAAAACATTTAATTATAATTGGAATAAATGGGCGTCTATTAAATGTAGGTGTACAAATGCTTACAAATGGATATTTTGCCATTTTATCTTTTTTCCCCATTATTTAAATACATTATAAAAATATGTTTATATTGTATTTACTATTTTTATTTATTTTTATTTATTTTAAGTGTAAATTATTTACGGTTCATATGTTTATTTAATTTTTTTAAATCTTTAGTAATACTTCCACCTGTTTGACCTCCAAAAATTAAATTATATAGAAGGCCATGTTTTCCTTTTTTATCACTTTGTGTTGAAGATGAACAACTAGTTTTTGTAGCTTGTTCATCACTTACAAGAGGTGTTAAATTAGTAGGATTCGTTGAATTAAATAAATTAATTGATATTAATCCATACCATATTAAAAATAATACTATTATTCCCATGAAACCAGATGTAGCACCTAGTGTAGCAAATGCGGAACTTATAACAAAAAGGCAAATAATAGTTATTACAGATACTTTATAAAATTTCAAAACCTCTAATACAATGTCAAAAAACCCGATATTTTTATTATTCATGCTACCAGTATATGTTACAATTGTAAATAATACAAAAAACATACTTACAAGGGAAAACCAAACATAAGGGGCTGTTATAAATAATACAATTGTAAATAATATAACTAAGCCTATGGCACATCCATAATTAATTGGTTCTGTAAATGATACATCTTCCCATTTAGGTGAACCACTTGTACCTTCATTTGTATTTTTCTTAAAAAACCATGACATATTAGAAAACCATAAATACACCCCATATAAACAATTAAATATGGATACCAATGGTAATATAAAACTTAAAATGATAGGTCCTATTAAAACTATAAGGATTTCTGGCATTTTGTTTAACCCATTAAATAAATAATTAAAACCCGCAAAATTACTTGATGCTAATTTCTCAAAAATAGCAATAAAATAATTGACTAAAAAATATGATGATTCGCTATTTTTATATTGTCTTATTGTATCTAATATTAAATTTTTTGAGTTACTTGCGTTATAAGGAATATTTAATTTCATTGATAATGGGTCGTTTATTTCCCCTTTACTATTAATATTAAAAAATGTTTTAAAAATATTTGTTTCTACAGAGGTAATTTCGGGTTTATTATCAGTATAAGGATAACAATTTATATCTGTTGGTAATACATTAGATTGGGCTATTTTACAAGCATATAAAATAAAACTTGAAAAACTAAAATAAATTAAAACAAATACAATTATTAGTAATGATGATAAAAATTTACCATAATTTGGGTCTTTACTTGTAGTTCCTCCTTCGCTTTCTATTTTTTTTTCATCAATAGCAGAAGTATCATTTGAATCTGACATTTACTTATATTAAAAAGATATAAAATTTATAATAACTGTTATTATATTCTTCTAAATTGAAAAATAATATTAGATAATATTATATGAGTTTAACAAAAGGACAATATTATATATTATTTTTAGCGATTATAAGCTTCATATTATTACATTTATTATTCAAATGGATTGATTATTTATTTGATAATAATTATATTAAAGAATCCTTCCAGCAAATGTATAATCCAAATATAAATGAAAGTGAAAAAACTAGTCATACTGTAAATTTGCCTTTAACTACTACATATAGCTGTCAAAATTTTTGTGGTCCGACAGCACGTTGTGCCATTACAGGTCAACAGTGTTTTACAGATATTGATTGTCCTGGTTGCCAACCATATACTCCTCCATTATCTGATTCTGAAAAAAAAATGGATAAAGTTATTGGTGATAATGACGCTGGCATATTGACATTTAATAATACTCCTAGATATTCTGTTTTGACAACAGATATGGGAACAAAAGCAAAATCATTTCCTAGTAAAAAATTCGCAAAGTCACCTTCTGCTGATTATGGTATAGATGTATGGCGTAAAGACTTTGATGAAGACCAAAAATTATTCGATAAAAGGTACAAACCTGGTGAACTAGAATATATGCCAGAATATCCCAAAAGGTATAGTTTAACAGGTGAGTTTATTGAAGAAGGTCCCATAGCATCAAATGCCACTCTTAGCTAAAATATATAAAATATATAAAATACTACAATTTATTTACTATGCTTTGCTGTCAATAGTTACTTCTTTTACAATATTTTTAATGATTTTGTTCTCTTTTTCCAAATCATTATCTCCTTTGCCACCCATGGCTTCAATAACCAATTTATTATATTGGTCTGAATATTTAGAATCACTTTTTCCACAATCAGGATGCTTATTTTTAAAATCATTTAATAATTTTGAATTTTTATGAGCAATATGCTTTATAACTTTTCTCATTTTTTGTTTATTTTCATTTTCTTTTTCCCATTTGTCATCATCTTTTATATACATTACTTCTCTCTTTGTGTCTGTACAATGAACTGGTCTTTTTGTTTCATCTAGTGAATTTAAATTTTTAACAATTATATTTGAAATACCTTCTACATAACCTATTTTTCCAAATTTTTCCAAATCACATAATTGTAACTTAATGGAATCAACAAAATCCATTATATTCATTGCATCTTTACAGGTTTCATTTAAAAATACATTTAAGTTAAATGTTTTATTATTACTATTTGTATTTGTGATGTTATTTGTAATCATTGATTTATTTTCTTTACATAATTCTATTATTTGATTTTGTAGCTGATTATTTTGATTTAAAAGCGTCATTATGATTTCCTTTTCATTTAAAGGTTTATCTATTTCATCAACTTCTTCTTTGGGTTGACATTTCTTTTTATGATTAAATAAACTCTGACGATGTTTGTATTCTTTTCCGCAACTACAAATAAAATTATTTATCATTGCGGCATTTTCGGCATTTTCTGCGTCAGTATTTGTCAGTATTTTGTCAGTATTTTTATGTTTAGGTGTCAATAAATGTTTTACATAGTTTGACTTTTTAGAGCATTTAAAATCACAATTTTGACAATAGAATTTTTCGGCATTTTTTGGCATTTTTGCGTCAGTCATTTGTCAGTATAATATACTGCCAGAAAAAATGCCTAAATTGTTTTAAAATTAAAATATATTTAAAAAAAAATTTATCGTCACAAAATTTGAAAAACTTTGGAAAATCGTGAGACGCTAATTTTTTTTATGGTCACAAATTTTTCAAAAAAAACATTTTTTCATTTTTCCAAGATATATTTACAAAAATGAAAAATGGACATTTATAAATGTCCAAAATCGATTTTCCGAAATACTTTTGGGAAAAAAATATTAGAGAAAATTATCTACACGTCTAGTAAATTTTTAATAAGGTAATTTTCACTTTTTTCTTACATAATGTAGTAAAATCGTACATTTTTAACATCCTTTAAATTTAATAAATTCCTAATATGTGAAAACACTTTATTCTTACCAATTATCATCCAATTCATCTAACTCATCCAAAGTCAAGTTTTCTTGGCCTTCTAATAATTTTATTAATTTATCAGGGTGGTATTTATTTCTTATTTTTGGTTCTCTTATATTAACCCATAACCAATCACGAAATTGTTTTTTGTATTTAACAGCATAAAACAATTCTTTGAAACGAATAATTATATTGGTTTTGTTTCTCATTTGAATAATATATTCCATCGTATTTGTGATTTTTTTTTCATTGTCAAAAGGCAATAAATTATAACGACAATCCAAATATTCTAATGTGGATGGTAAAGTAGGCAGTTGCGTCAATTGATTATTAGAACAAAGCAAATATTTTATTGTTGGAGGTAAAGTAGGCAGTTGGGTCAATTGATTATTAGTAAAATCCAAAAATTCTAATGTGGATGGTAAAGGAGGTAGTTGGGTCAATTGATTATTAGAACAATACAGATGTGTTAATGTTGGTGGTAACGTAGGCAGTTGTGTGAATACATTATTAATACAATATAAAATTGTTAATGTGGGCGGTAAAGGAGGCAGTTGTGTCAATTGATTATTACTACAAACCAAATCTTTTAATTTATAAAACCGCGACAAATCAGGAAGATAATGGGTATTAATTGAAACATGAATACTTTTAATATCATCGGGGAATTGTGCGAAATATTCTTCAATTGATTTGAAACTCATTTGTTACGTGTCTTATACTATTAATGTTAATGTTTAAAATACCTTTCAATTTTAAAAAATTGAAAATATGCGGTTTTTACAAGTTCTAAAATCTTCAAGGTTGTAAATTCATGGATTCTTTAAATATATTAATTTAAACACATTTAAAGAACTATTTATGTCGCGTATAAAAGACCAGCATTGCCGCCAATAAAGATAACCATATTGACACGCTCTTCCATAACATATAAATCATAGTTGTAGTCATAGATGCGCCATGTTGGCTTATTTACACCAATTATTTCACCACTAATAGGGTCACAAATAGTCAACACCTGAGCATATGGGTCCACAGGTGGATTTATAGTTGTAAACTCAAACTCTACATTTGTAAATCTACTCATATTCATAGCTCCGGATGGTTGAAAAGGGTCTGAAGCATTTAAACAAAAATTATAACAATATAATCCTGGGTCAGCAAATCCATATGTTCTGTAATTTTTTTCAATAAAATTGTACACACCAGCAGGTAACATATTTTCTCTATATTGACCATCTAATAAAATACCCAATGATACCAATATTTCTTTTTTATTTTGTGGATTATAATTACCTGTTATCATTAAACCTGATAAGGTTCCATTGGGTTCTGAACCAGGTCCAATAAATGGGGATAATCCGGCAGGGTCAGGATTTGGATAATTTCCACCTGATGGTGCAGGAACAACATTAAATGGTGGATAATTATACGGCCAATTCGTATAGTTAGACCATTCGTTTCTTAAATTTACATCACTTCTTTGAAAATAAAACATCCAACTTCGAACCATACCAATAGAATCTAATTGTACTTTGTTTTGATTTGTAATATTATAATATGGTTTTTCATATATTTGGGTAATTAAATATTTTTGTTCATTTTTAGCAAATATTTTAGATTCATCATTAGAGAGAAAACAATATGTACAATTTAAATTTATATCTGCGTTCCAATTTGTTCTTGTATCAACATATGATGATGGACCCAATATTTCATCAGGAGGTGTTTGTAAAAATCGATAAAATTGCATGTAATATTGATTAAAATTAGGAGCAACATAAGGAAAATTATTATTGTAATCCAAAACATCGCGAATTCTAAATAATTGATTTATAGGTTTAAAAGTAATACTTATTTGTAACTCATTGTACTGTAATGCTACCAAAGGAAACGAATTAGATGGTTGTCCGTTTATTAATTGTGTATTAAACCATGCGCTCAATGGAATATATAATACTTTTCCACCTATGGATGGTTGAGCTCCACTAGGGTTTGGTGTATAAAAAGCATTTGGATATGAATTGACACGACCATGTGCGTTTGCAGGGTCATTCATATCAGGTGTAGAACCGCTCATTACATCGAATAAGAATCGCTTTGTACCTCCTAGATCTCTTTGTACAGATGATAATATATAACGACCTGAATATTCTTGTAACTTTTGGTTTCCACAAGTTATAGTAATACGCTCAATCATTTGGGCGCCCAAATTGTCTATCCATTTGAATTCATAAGGTGCCCAATCTGTATAAACTGTACTACCATCTTCCTGTGGAACCGCTTGTGGAGGAAAAATAGGACTCCATATTGTCGGCATTGCTATAGAAATATAGCAATCCATAAGCAAATCGGCATATCTTTTTACTTTGAATACAAATGTGGACTCCGTTGTTAAATTTAATGTTGGGGTGCCTTCGTAATCAAGACGAAATTTTTGCATCCCAAAATTAGTATATTTTTTAAAAGTAGTCTTCCAAAATGTCTTTTCAGGATTACCATTTAATACTACATTTTGTTGACCTTCTGATACTAAGTTCATTAATCCGCCAGCCATGTTATGTATATAATATATTAATTTTTTAATTCTTTATTTAAATATATTATAAATTTATTATTTTCTACTTTTTCTGCTTTTGTTTTGTTTACCTTTTTTACCATTTTGTCGTTTAGTTTTTTTTCCACCATTTGGAATATTAGTTGGCTGATTATATTTTTCTAGAATATTTTTTCTATAAGTGTTTCTTTCATGTTTATATCCTTCAACTTTTAATGGAAGTTCTTCTCTATCATTTTTAGTTCTATTATATTCTGCAATTAACTCATTATTCATTCTATTTAAATCATCTGTAGTTATATTATTTTCTTTTAAAATATCAATTAATTCAGGGATGTTTAGTTATATATTCATACGCATATCTAAAAATTTTAAAAAATTTTGTTGAATTTTTGTATTAAACATTTTGCCACTTATATTTAAATATTCTAATAATATATTATTAATATAATCGTAAAATTCTTGATCAGTGATTTTTGTATCTGAACAGCAATATTTTTGTGTATTCGGATTATATTTTATATATTTATTACAACCAAATAAACCAGGTCTATTAAGAGCGTATGCTTTTGAATATGCTATATGAGATAACTTATTTGAAAAATCAGCAGTAACACATGAATTTTTTTGTGAGCTAATAGATGGTTCATCAAATCTGGTTTCTTGTTGTAATTTTCTTAATTTATTTGTAGTATATTGTCTTACTAAAGGAGCACCTGGAGGACTAGATGGCACTGAAAAATCATTTAAATCTGATTCTAAATTATTCATATATATTATTTTTTGAATTTTTATTCATTATAACATATATATTTATTTTCTACTTTTTCTACTTTTTCTACCTTTTCTACCTTTTCTAGTTTTTCTACCTTTTCTAGTTTTTCTAGTTTTTTTACCTTTTCTTCCTCCCTTCATAGCAGGTGTATATTCGTCAGGGTTTTCTGCTTCTTCTTCGTCAGGGTTTTGTTCTTCCATCATTCGTACATATTCATATGCACCATTATGATAAAAATCATTCTCATCCATATCTAATGTCGTATTCTGAAATCGAATAACTTTATAAATGCCAGTATGTCCATTACCAAATGTTTCAAGCCCTATATATCTACCAGCATTGGTTGGGTCATAATTTGGTTTAAGTAACCTAAACAACTTCCTCTTTGCTATTTCAGCCATTATATATAAAATAAATATTTTATTACAAAATTTCCTAAATTCAATTATATAATATTTAAAAAAATAAAATAAGAATATTATATTAGATAATGTCAACTCAACAAACAACAGATTATTTAAGCACTTTAAAAAATATGGATGAAGATTTTCAGTGTTATATGATAATGGCCATCATTTTCATTTTATTGATATTTATGATAGGATATGTAATTTATTTAACGAGGCTAAAAAGTAAAGAATGTGACTATATGAATAATTTATATTCTGCAGTAAATGGCAAAATAAGACCTATTTCTTCAAATGACTCCGATTGCTCAGGTAATTTATATGATTACTATATTAAGACCGCTTATAATGCCTGTAGTGGCGGTTCATACAAAAATAACTTTGTAGACGTTTGTAATTTAAAAGCAGTTATAAAACAAGGTGTTCGCTGTTTAGATTTTGAAGTATATTCAGTCAATGATGAACCAGTTGTAGCAACTAGTACACAAGACGATTTTTTTATTAAAGAAACATTTAATTCAGTCAATTTTGGCGATGTAATGAAAACAATTAAGGATTATGCCTTTGCTGGTGGTACATGTCCTAACTCAACGGACCCATTATTAATTCATTTACGTATTAAGAGCAATAATCAAAAAATTTATACAAAAATGGCCGAAATTTTTAAATCCTACGATACTGAAATGCTCGGCAAGGAATATAGTTTTGAAAATGACAATACTAATTTAGGAACAGTGCCATTGTTACAGTTACAGAAAAAAATAATAATAATTGTAGAGAGAAATCTTAATAATAGTAATGCGTTTTTAGAAAATAAAGAGTTTTTGGAATATGTTAATTTAACTAGTAATTCAATGTTTATGAGGGCATTATATTTTAATCAGATTAAAGACAATCCAGATATAAATGAGTTAACTGAATATAATAAAAGAAATATGACAATTGTATTTCCTGATAAAGGTATGAATCCACCCAATCCATCCCCTCTTTTATGTAGAACATATGGTTGTCAAATGGTAGCGATTCGATATCAATATGTAGATAATTTTTTAATTCAAAATACAATGATGTTTGATAGAGCAGGATATGCTTTTGCTTTAAAACCTGCGGAATTAAGATACACACCGGTTACAATTCCAGACCCTGAACCACAAAAACAAGAATATAACTATGCTTCAAGACCTGTTAGCACTGATTATTATAGTTTTAAGATGTAAAATATTTATTAATTTTTAACCGGTTTAAAATAAACAAATAATTATAATTTAAAAGTAAATAATTATAATTATATATAATATGGGTCAGTGTTTATCTTCGATAAAATATAATGATAATCCCGTAAATTATAATTGCCCTGTATGTAAAAATACACGTAAAACACCAAATATAACTGGCAAGTTTTTTTTAATAAACGATACACAATGTAAGTGTAATGGATGTAATACTATTTTTCCTAAGAAACAATTTTATAAATCCTAATATTTTAATTTTGGCATGAATTTTTGTAAAAGTTATAAAAAAATTGAAACCTATTTTCTTAAAATTTTAATAATATAATATTAAAATATTAAAATACCTTGTATTTTAAAATGAGCGCATCAGGATTAACAATAGCATTTATTTGTATGGGGAAATCACATCCTACAGTTAAAAACTATAAAAAATTTGGAAACCAATATTGGGATGATACACCAAATAGTAATACTAAATCCAAAATTGGTTATTATTTTATATATTATTTTCAAATGAAATACGTTTATGTACATAAAATTATAAATATATTACCACCAAGCGAACGACCAATCGAAATGGAATGGGGTTCAGACAGACAAATTTTGTGTTTAAGTAACAAATTAAAAGAATTTACTTGGGAAGAATGGACAATTGGTATAGGATTTGGAGCACCATATACTCCAAAATATTGTTCAACACAAACAACAGCTTGGTCATTCAATGAGTTACAAAACCATCCAAAGTTTCAAAAGTTTAATTTACAAAATTTTAAAAATATAATGGAAAATGAACACATATCTTTAGTAGAAGAAGCAGATTTGGTTAGCGATGAATATGAAGAAGATGAAGACGAATCTGTTGAAAATGAAAAAGATGTTGAGAACGAAGAAGATATCGATGAAGAGATTAATATATTTTTGAAAAAACAAAAAGAAAAAATGGAGGCTTTAGTGAAAGCAGAGCAAGAAGAAACAATACGTATCATGAAGCAGATGACAGCAAAGAAACTGTATAAGGATATTAAATCTTTACAAGCGGAAACAATATCAGTTATTGAAGCAGAGAATGCCGGAATTTTAAGACAAATTGAGACATTACAAAACCAGCTTACAATTAATAATTCCGAGATTGAAAATATTAATAGAGGTGATAAAAATGATGAACTTATTAAATCAAAGGTCGATATTATAAATTTCAGTATTATTAAACATATATAAATGTTCTTTAAAAAATAAAAATAAAATAAAAAATGCTTCCATATGGAGGTTATTTTTATTAAAATATTATATTTTTTAAGTATTTCAATTTTTTCTTATTAAAATAAAAAATTTGAAATATATTTTTTAAATACTTAAATAGCATAATATTAAAACAGTCAAGCATTTTAAAATGAGCACTCGCAACAACTTTTGGGTCCTTCGCCAAAATTACGGTGAAATAACAAATCAATCAGATATGAAAAATCTGATTATGGAACAACAAATTGTCACTTGTCCATGGGGTGGCTGGGGATTACCAAGACAGAATGTGATAGATTCTATTTATAATGAGTATGTAAGAGACATATCCAAAAGAGCTTCAAGCGGCCAAGACCGAAAATTTGTGGAAGATATACAGATTGGAGACATTGTTCTTATTCCATTTTCAGGAAAAAAAGAATGTATCATTGCGCGTATTACATCTGATGTAGAATATGCGATTGATACAGGTTTATTTTGGAAAGAGAATGAAGCAGGTAAAGTTAAAATTAGCAGTACAGTTGATGGTCTACCTTTTAGACCAGTTGGAAGACGAATTGAGATAATTAATGATAAATTTATTCCCAAAATACAGCCAAATAGACGAACACTAAGTAAAATGAAAACTATGAAAAACGAATTAGTTGTTAAATTAGATTTGTAAAAAAATAAAAATAAAAATAAAAATAAAAATAAAAATAAAATAAAAAATGCTTCCATATGGAGGTTATTTTTTATCTATTTTTAAATTCTAAGTATTTCATTTTTTATTATTTAATCAAAAAAAATTGAAATGAATTTAAAGAGTTAATATAAGATACAATTACCAATGAGTCAGCTAGAAGCAAACATTGAAGAGATGAACAATACTGATATTAATTTTGACGGCAATATGCTCCCGCCAGCACCTGCTAGTGTAAAGCGTGATGTAACTGTAGTTTTAGATAATATATCATATGAACACCATTTTAATATGCCTATGCCTATACCACCGTTGCAGCGAATATTAACAACATATGGAAAACACGGGACACCTGGTGCTAATTTTGTTGATATTGAAGAAGACGAGGATTTCAAATTGCCAGAAAGACCAGTTCGCATAGAACGCCAAACGACAACTTGGACTGGAAAAGACGGAGAACTAGTGTATAATCTGCCGAAATATTCAAACAGCTTTGTTAGCAGCATTTGTGACAATGATTTGCCGACGCCTATTCATAATACTGAGGAGTTGATACAAGAAGCGTACAGACAGGAGTTATTGGTTTGTCCTGGACTAGAGTTTAAGAGAGAACATTATTCAGGACTGCCATATGACCCTATATATTTGACGCATTTAATAGATGAAATAAGAGAACACCTCGAATCTAAAATGCCATTTCCAAAACCAAAACTTGAAAGACAAACCAATGGGCCGTCTTATTCAGGACCATCTATAGGAGATGAATTATACAATTTAGAAGACGATATGCCTCCTACTAATCCTGTATTCATGCGGATGGACAGCGAATCCCATTATATTAACCCGTTTGGTCGTAACGATTCTTCTTAAAAATAATTATTGATTTTATAAATTTTAAAAAATAAAAATTATAAAAAGGTAAAAAATATAAAAATAAAAAGTAAAAATAAAAAGTAAAAATTTTAAAAAAGTGCCTCTAATGAGGTCATTTTTTTATTAAATTAAATAAGAACTAATACAACCATGAGGTATATTATATGTTTGTTCAATTTTTTGCCCTAAAAAACTATTTATTACATCTCTTTTAAATTGAAGTATTCCTTTAATTTCATCAATAATTACATTAAGTTTGATTGCAGGTGTCCAATTTTCAGCACAATTTACTGAATAACAACACAAACAGTCTTGACCTCTAACCTTTTTAACTATGTTTTTTTCATAATCCCCATTCATTTTTAAAAAATCTATATAAGGTCTATTATTAAAAAAAATTCTAGGAGGTTTAAATGGATAACCATCTCTTAAAACAAACTTATAGTTATATGTTTTATTATTAATATTTTCAGTAATCGTTATAGTAATTTCATCAGAAACAACATTTACAACCACACTTGGATAAATTGAATATAAACTATTACACTCACGTATAAGTCTTTTTATACTTGTAAGATTTTTTTTCTCATTTAAAATTTGATTATTTGATTCAATAATATGAGAAGGAGTTAATAATTCCATTATATTATCATGATACAATCCTTTTAAATATATTATATTATTCAATTAATTATTTTATCACTTTAGTATATGAAGCAAAAAAATATATGTAAAGATTTAAATTTTAGTGATTGTGAGTTAGCCATTTTACGTATGGCTGTAGATAAAGCAGAAGAAAAAATAGGCAAACGTGTTGTGAATTCTGAAGATATTCAAAAAATAATAAATGTTGTAGAGGATTTTTTAAAAACCAAAAATTTGATATGTTATGGAGGTACAGCTATTAATAGTATATTACCAGAATCAGACCAATTTTATAATAAGGATATAGAAATACCCGACTATGATTTTTTTACATTTAATGCTTTAGAAGACGCGAAAGAGTTGGCTGATATTTATTATAAGAAAGGGTTTACAGACGTTGAAGCAAAGGCTGGTCAACATCATGGTACATATAAAGTTTTTGTGAATTATATTCCAGTTGCCGATATAACTCAAATACCCAAAGAAATATTTAATGCTTTAAAAAAAGATTCAATAAGAGTGGCAGGTATATTATATGCACCTCCAAATTTTTTAAGGATGTCTATGTATTTAGAATTATCAAGACCAGCAGGAGATATAAGCAGATGGGAAAAAGTTTTAAAACGACTAACACTTTTGAATAAAAATTATCCATTAACTCATATTAATTGTAATGATGTAGATTTTCAAAGAAATATGGTAAACAAAGAAAATGAAGACCAAATTTATGAAAATGTTAAAAATACATTTGTTAACCAAGGGGTTGTATTTTTTGGTGGATTTGCAATTACACTTTATTCACAATATATGCCAAAAAATTTACAAAAACATTTGGAAAAGATAGCTGATTTTGATGTATTATCTAATGACCCTGAAACAACTGCTGAAATAGTTAAAGAGCGTTTAAAAGATATTGGAGTAAAAAATACTACAATTATTAAACGTGAACCAGTAGGTGAAATAATTCCTGAACACTATGAAATAAAAATAGGGAAAGACAGTATAGCTTTTATATATAAACCGATTGCTTGTCATAGTTATAATGTTCTTTTGATTAAAGGTCAAAAAGTTAAAATAGCAACTATAGATACTATGTTGAGTTTTTATTTGGCGTTTTTATATGCGGAAAGACCATATTATAATGAATTTTCCGAAAGAATTTTATGTATGTCAAAATTTTTATTTGAGGTACAACAAAAAAATAGATTAAAGCAAAAAGGATTATTAAGACGTTTTAGTATAATATGTTATGGTCACCAAGAATCTGTAGAAGAAATGCGTTCACAAAAGGCTGCAAAATATAAGGAATTAAAACAAACAAAAAATAAAAAAGATTTGGAAGAATGGTTCCTAAATTATAAACCAGACCAAATAAAAAATAAAGAATTAAATGATTCTGAAAAAAATAGTATAAAATCAGATAATACTAATTCTAAAAAGTATAAAAAGGCTAAAAAGGCCAAAAAGGTGAAAAAAACTAGGAAATCATTTTTTGATATTTATGGGAAAAGAACCAGAAAAAACAAAAAGGGATTGTATTAATTTTCATTATTATTTTGTTCATTGTCTACATATTGTTGTTCATTATTTCCATCATTTTGATTATTTTCATATGTACCTAAATAATCAATATTTGTTGAGTCACTCAAATTGCTTTTATTAAAATAATATTTATAAACAAAATAAGAACCAACTACTAGTATTAATAAAGCTAAACCATATAAAATATAGCTATTACCAAATAATTCAGATGGTGAGAAATTACTCAAAGATGATGATTCGTCAAAAATATCCATTTAATTTAATTAAATAT